TGCGTGAGCGGGCGTGGTCGGCGCTGCGCATCCTGCGCAAGGCCACCATCCCGGAAATCCTGGAGCTGGCGGCAAATGGCGATGACGGGCGCGATCCCGCCGCCAACATCCGCCGCTACCTCGACCAGCTCGCGCGCTTCGGCCTGGTGGTGCGGCTCGACCGCCGCACGCCGGGCATCGCCGATACCTCGAACGGCTGCATCCGCTATGCCGTGATCCGCGACTGGCCGCGCGCGCCGCTGTGGCAGGCCGCTTCGGACCGCCTCATCGATCGCGGGACCGGCGAGCCGATCGCGACCGAGGGCGCGCCCATCCCGAAAAAGCCGGTCTCACGGAGGCGCGTGCGATGACGACGATGGAGGCCGCCGCGACCCCGGAATGGATGGCGCTGCTGGCGCACCGCGTCGTTCAGCTCGACGGGATCAAGGCGCGCGTCGCCGACGAGCTCGGCGTGTCACGCACCGCGATCTCGCTGGCGCTCGCCGGCAGATATCCCGGTGGCACCGGCAGGATCGCGGCCAAGGTGCTGGCGCGATACCGCATCTGCGACTGCCCGTGGCTCAAGACCGACATCGTCGCCGACGAATGCCGCCAGTACCGCACCCGGCCGATGCCGCAATCCAACCCCGGCGAGTTGCGGTTCTGGTCGGCATGTCAGGACTGTCCGGTCGGCGCCGTGATGGCGCGCAGCGAGGCCATCGCCAGCGGAGAGCGGCCATGACCCGCGCCGACATCATCATCGAAGAAGTGGCGCGCGCCTTCGGCGTTTCGCCGGACCATATGCGCGGGCGCTGGCGCCTGCGGGAACATACGCGTCCCCGCCACATCGCCATGGCGCTATGCCGCATTCATCTCGGCATGTCGTCGCCCGCCGTCGCTCGCGCGTTTAACCGCGAGGATCACACCTCGGTTCTCTATGCCCAAGGCCGGGCGAAATTCTGGCTGTCGCGGCCCGGCATCGCCAGCGCGGCCGACGCGGCATGGGCGCTGGCGCGCGCCCGTATCAAGGCACAGCCATGATCGACGAACGCCGTCATTTCCGCATCGGCGAGACCGTCGAATTCGCGGCGGGGAAGGACCTCGTCGTCGGTACCGTCTCGACCTTCCGCCTGACGCCGACCACGTCCGGCGAGGTCCAGACCCTCTCCGTCACCACCATTGATGATCGGATTTATAACGGCATCGACGCCGCGACGGTGCGGCCAATCGCCGGGCGCGCGGCGCAAGGCATCGCCCGTGCCGAGACCCGCTCGCCCGACCACATCGATGCGCTGGCGGTGGCGCGCCGCGCCGTGACGCCTCGCGGCGCGGTCGGCGTGTCGGTTCACGAAATCCGCGCGCTCGCCGCCGATTATCTCGCCCTCCTCGAACTCACGGAGACCTCATGACGGAACCTCTTCGGCTGCCCCAGCGCAGCCTTGGCTCGCGGCGCACGATCTTTGGCGGCACGCGCTTCGTGCCGTCATTGCGCTATGTCGCGATGGGCGGCGCCATCGTCCGGCCAGCGCCGCGCCGGCGTCGGCTCCTCGCGGCTCGGATCAGGAAATGGTTGGGCGCCGCATCATGACAGGCCGCAAGAAACAGGCGCCGGTGAAGTCGGCCGCGATCTGGGCGCCGGTTAATGCCGATGAGGCCGACACCGCCATCGCCGAGATCGGCGAGCTGCAGCGCCGGCGCACCATCATCGAGACGGACCTTAATGAAGCGCTCGCGGCGCTCAAGACTGTCGCCGAGAAAGAAGCCGCGCCGGTCAACGCGCGGCTGAAGGAGCTGACCGAGGGCGTGCATGCCTTCTGCGCGGCGAACCGTGACGCGCTGACCGACGACGGCGCGACCAAGACGCACAAATTCGGCAATGGCGAGGTCTCATGGCGCATGAGGCCGCCCAAGGTCTCGATCCGCGACAACGCCATCGTCATCGCCTCCATCAAGGCGCTGCGCCTGGCCGGCGAATTCCTCCGCATCAAGGAGGAAATCGACAAAGAGGCAATGCTGAAAAACCCCGAGCTGGCGCTGACCATCCCGCGCGTCTCGATCGGCTCGGCGGGCGAGGATTTCGTGATCAAGCCCTTCTCGACCGAGTTGGAGGAAGTGTCACGAGCGAATGGGTACATGGTCGGTATTGGTGTTGCCCTTCAGGACTGTCAAAAATCTTGTTCGCGTCGATGAGGATGGCGCGCTGCGTGGCGTCAAGCAGAGATGGTCGCTGCGACCAAGTGGCAGCGGGGGTCATCGACACCTGCGACAACGTCATCGAAAAGCTGCTGGAACTCTATCCGGGCGCGGCCGCGCCATGACCGTCGCGACCGATCCCAAGCGCCAGCGCCGCGCGCTGACCGAGGCGGAGTATCGACGGTTCGACGCGGTGATGGCGTCGGCGCTCGATAATCTCGATGCGTTGCGCGACCGCAGGCGGTTCTGGGTCGATTGGATCGATGCCCAAGCCGCTCGGAACGACACGTTCCAACGCCGCATCTGGCTGTCGGATCGCGAGCGGGAGATCGTCGAGGAGATCGCCGTCGCGCTCGGCGAGATTGGCGCCGACGCATGACCGACCCCGTCTCCGTCCGCAAGCTGCGCGAATTCGATCGCCGCATCGCGCGCCTGGAAGACGAGCGCGTCGAGATCAACGACCAGCTTCGCGATGTCCGCGCGGCGGCGAAGGCCGCCGGCTTCTCGCTGGCATCGCTCGCCGAGGCGCGCCGGCGCCGCAAGCTCGACCGCCAGGTCCGCGACCAGGCCGACCTGTATGAAGAGGGCTTGGGCTGATGGCCGTCGATATCCGATCGATCCTCCCCGAGGGGCGGCGCTATCTGACCGACGCCGAATTCGCCCGGTTTGAGCGACTGATCGGTGCATCGCACCGCGCCGCGATCCAGGGGGCATTCGACGCCGGCGATCAATTCTATCGCCCGTGGATGCTCGACCAACGGACGCGCTGGCGCCGCATGGCCCGCGTCACCTGGCTCAACAATGAGGAGCTGGCGATCCTCACCGAGATCGAGCGCTTCCTCGTCGCCATGGAGGTCCCGGTATGACCGGCACGCTGCTACCGCACCGCTTCACCGGCCGCGCCGAGGAAGCCAAGGCGCTCGAAGCCTTCGAGACGCCAGAATGGTGCGCGGAGGCGATCCTTGATCGCGAGATATTGACGCGGCTTGTCGTCGATCCCTGTTGCGGGCACGGGACATTGGCGAAAGCGGCTGGCCGCCGTGGCAATATCGTGGTCGCGTGCGACATCGCTGATTGGGGCTTCGGCCTTTGTGGCGTTGACTTCCTCAACGTCGCGCTGCCAGACCTTCTCCGTGTTGAGCTGGCGGACAAATCGATCCGGCGCGATCCCGATCAAGTCACCGTGCTGATGAACCCGCCCTTCAGCAGGGCCGTTGAATTTGTCGAGCATTCCTTGCGGCAGGGCGTCCGCAAGATCGTGTGCTTTCAGCGTTTCGCGTGGTGGGAATCGCAGGTTCGGCGCGACTTCTGGGATCGGAACCCGCCGAACAGAATTTATATCTGCCGCGATCGCGCCTCGTCCTGGCGGTTCGACATTCCGCCCGAGGCGCGCGGCGGCAGCAGCACGCCGACCGCGCACGCCTGGTTCGTTTGGGAGCGCGGGCACCCGCGCGGCACCATCCTCGGCCATGTCGAACGGAGAGCGCCATGACCGACCCCTCCGCGCGCGCCGTCGCGCTATCGCGCGATAGAATTCCCGACCGATATCGGTGCGATGCGATCATGCGGGAATTCGGCGTCGTCTTTCTCACCCCAATCAGCGGCGGGCGCGAACTGCCCCAGATCGAACTCACGCTGCCGCCATGGCTGGTGTCGTATTTCGTGCCAGGCCGCGAATACCGCATCGCCATCGCGGAAGCGGTTATGCCGGTGACCATCGATCAGCCGCTACCGCCCGCGATTGATTATTATCCCGGTTCCGGCTGGTCCGGCCCCTGGAGACCCGGCCGGTGACCGGCGCTGGCGAATTGCTGATGGACCTCGCCATCGCCGCCGGCGACGCGCTCGCCGGGCGCCGAATGAGCGCTGCGGCGCGCGAGAAGCTGCAACAGAGCTATGACCAGGCGCGCGCCTATCTGCATACCCATCTGCGCGAGCTGGAGCCTGTGGGGCCTCCAGCGCCGCGCCAGCCCTATTCGGAGGGCTGATGGATCGGCGCAAAGCCCTGTCGCTGATCCACATCGCGCGCAAGGATTTGGCGCTCGATGAGGACACCTATCGCGCCCTGCTCCACCGCGTCACCGGGACGGTATCGGGCGCCGACTGCACCGACGGCCAGCTCATGCGGGTGATCGACGAGTTCCGCCGGCTGGGCTGGCAGGCGGTGGCAAAGCCGAAGCGGCCCGGCACCATGCCGCGCCATGATTCGCCGCTGGCCGGGAAAATCCGGGCGCTGTGGTTGAGCCTCTTCCACCTCGGCGAAATCACCGACCCCAGCGAAAAGGCGCTGGTCGCGTTCGTGCGCAACACCGTGCAGGTCGAGGCGCTGGCGTGGCTGTCGCCGGCCGATGCCGACCGGGTGATCGACGCCCTGAAGGGCTGGTGCAAACGCGTCGGCTTCGTGCAGCCCGACGCCGCGCGGCTGCGCGACATCAATTTCGGCCGCCGGGGCGCCAGCTTGCCCGAGGCCAGTCCCGGCCACGCGGCGAAGATCACGCTGGTGGAGCGGCAATGGGAATTGCTGACCGAGATGGGCGCGATGCGCTATGGCATTTTCGCCAACATCGGCACGTTCTTGATGAAAAATTACGGCTGCAGCGCGCCGCGCTGGCTCGCGGCCGAGAATGCCGATCGCTGCATCGAGCGGTTGGGCGCGTGGATTCGCAAAACCAAAAGCGCCAGCACGGCTTCACGCGAAACAAATTCTCCACAGGGCACGGAATGACGCGCTCCGGCTGGCCCGCGACCCTGACCGTGATTGCCGAGATCGCCGGCGACACTGCCGCGCTCAAAATGATGGCCGCCTTCGGCGGCGTCCGCGTCTATGTCCCGATGCAGCCAACGGAGCGATCGCCCCTGACCTGCGCGATCGGCATTGACGCGGCGCGTGCGTTGGCCAAGAAATTCGGCGGCGAGGAATTGCAGATACCGAACGGCACCTCGTTGCGGTCGAAGAAACAGGCGATCCTTCGCGCGGCGGGAAACAATACCCAGATCGCCCGCGCCACCGGCTCGACCCGCCAATGGGTGCGCGAAGTCCGCAAGGCCGGCGCCGCGACCGAGGAACTCCCGCTGTTCCGGCCTCACCACAAGGTCTGATCCGGGGCAATAGCTTGCCCCGCAACAAGCACTCATTTTCCGCCCATTCTCTTTCCCGCGCGCGTCCGCGCCGGGGAAGACAATGGGCAACGATATTCACCAGGCGATCATCGACGTGGTCTCCGTCGTCATCATGCTCCTGCTGTGTTTCGGAAAAGTGGAGCTGAGCCGATGGCTCGCCAGCAACGGCGACCAAAAAGACCAGGCGTTTCTTGATGGCGTGCTCGACTATTCGGCCCAGGCCGGTCTCAACATCGCGCAGACGCGGCTCAACAAACCCATCACCATCGATCTGCACAACGAGGCGGTGAATGACGCGGTGAAGGTCGCGCTGCAGCTCGCCGCCGCCGAAAAAGCGAAGCTGGGCTATACCGATGACGATATTGCCAAGGCGATCGTCGGCCGGCTCGATTTGTCCGGCCCGACGGTGAAGATCGCGGGCAGCACCGCCGCGCCGATCGTCGTCGCGGCGCACTCCTAACGCGGCGCCAATGTCGAGCGGCTTGCCACCCTCCAGCTCATGGCTGTGGAGCAACCTCGACGGCGTGGTGGCGGCCGTGGCGTTTGTCACTGCCGTCGCGCACGCGGCGTTGAGCTATTTCTGGCCGAGTCGCAAGGAAATCGACAAACGGTTCATGAACCAGGACCGCCGCGTCGAATCGGTCGAGGACGAGGCGGCGCGCGCGCACGGCCGGCTCGATGTCATCGACCAGGGAATGAAGAGCCTTGCGACCAAGGAAGACATCGCCAAGATCATGGCGGCGCTAGCGCGCCAGGATGGCGACCGGCGCGAGCTCGGCGAGCGCGTCGCCGGCGTGCAGGCGGTGATGGAACGGATCGAACGGCCGCTCGATGTCATCATGCAGGCTGCGCTCCAGGGGCCGTTGCACGGCGGTCGGGCCGGCTGATGAGCGGCCTGCTCGATGTTCTCGCCGCGCATCAGCGCCTCTGTATCCTGCGGCTGCTGTCGGCGGCCAGCGCCTGGCGCCTCAATGACTCGCTGTTGCGCGGCGGTCTGGAAAATTTCGGGCTGGGCGCGACCCGCGACCAGCTCAACACCCACCTGGCGTGGCTCGAAGAACAGCGCCTGCTGACGCTCGACATGCCCGTCGCCAACGTCACCGTCGCCACCCTGACCGAGCGCGGCCTCGACGTGGCCGAGGGCCGCGCGGCGCAGCCCGGCGTTCAGCGCCCGTCGCCCGGCACCGTGGCGCGCGCGGCGCTGCGCACCGCCGCCGGCCTGACGCCGGAGGAATAGATGCACGCGCCCGAGAAACGCTCGCTGGTGCGCGCCGCCTATGTCTACCAGCGGCAACAGCTTCCCGCCGCCGCCGAACAGGCGGACGTGTCGCTGGCCACGGCGCGGCGCTGGAAGGCAGACGCGGAGACGGAAGGCGACGATTGGGACAAGGCGCGCTCCGTCGCCTCGCTCGCCGATACCGGTCGCGCGACCATCGTTCAGGGTGTGATCGAGGATTACCTCAAGCTTCATCAATCGACCATCGCGCAGATCATGGAGGCGCGCGATTTCTCGCCGCTGGCGAAGGCCGAGGCGCTGTCCCGCCTCGCCGATGCCTTCACCAAAATCATGTCGGCATCCGCCAAGGCCAGCCCGGAAATGGGGCGCCTCGCGATCGCGACCGACGTGGTGAAGCGCCTCACGGATTTCGTCGGCGCCCGGTTTCCGAAGCACGCGGCCGCGCTCCTTGAAGTGATGGAGCCATTCGCAACGGAACTGGCGAAATCCTATGGCTGAATTAGTCATTCGGACCACCCAAGGCCCTATCACTGTGGAAGGCGAGCGCATCGGCGATCTCTTCATCCACCTCTCCCCGGTCGGCAATTCTTGGACCGTCAGCGAGCCGGTCACCGGTCTCGGAATTGCCTTTCGCTTAGCCTCGGCCGATCTTGCGCGACGCTGTGCCGCCGATCTCGGCACGGCGCTCGATTGGGCGGCGATGATGATCTCGGGTCGCTCAACCCGCGACGAATTAGAAGCCGCCATTGAAATCGTTCAAAGCTATCGAGGTGTGGTCCGGGTCGATACGGACGGCATAAGCGCGCGCGATAAAGAGGACGCGAAACGCGCCATCAAGGCCGCGTTCGGCGACCGTGCCAACATGATCGACGGCAATGGCTAAGGACACCTCCCGCACCGATTTCCGGGCGCAGATCGCGGCGATCGCGTCGGCGCTGCGCTCGAAGATCGAGAGCGAGGTCACCGGCCTCGACGGCTCGGCCGCTTCCGTCGCCGAGCGGCGCCGGCGCATCGGCGCGCCGGGCGGCTTGGAATTCTTCGCCCGGACCTATTTTTCGCACTACATTGCGCGGCCGAATTCGGCGCTGCATCGCTATCTCTACCAGATGCTGCCC